GCAAATCCTGCCGTAAATGACAATATTGGTCGTGTTGTTGATACTGACGGCACTAAAATTGTTACTGGCAGCTATGCTGCAGATAGAAATGGTGTTACTAATTCTGGTCTTGCGGTCATTATGGATATGGATGGATCAAATCCAGTCGATTTGGTTATCCCCGCAAACATAAGAAATAGTAGTGATTACTTTGGTTGGGATGTATCAATCAAGGACGGTAAAGTTGCTGTTGGTGCAAAATATGATGCAGCACCTGCCACCAGAAGTGGTAGAGTTTTCCTTTATGATGATGATGGAACAAATATACAGGAATTTACCGCAGATGATGCAGCATCTTATGATTACTATGGTTCTACAGTAGTTTTATCTGGTAGTAAACTATACATTACTGCAGAAAGAGATAATAATGGTAGAGGTTCTGCATATATCTACGATTATCTGGGTTCGGGTCTCTTTGTATGGGGTGCTAAACTCACAAATCAACCATTGGGTTCTTATACCGCAGTGGGTGGAACAGTATTCTACAACAATACAGAATACAATATTAAGACCTTTACCATTGATCAGTTAAAGGATTACACTAGAAGAGCACTTTCTAATTCATTAATAAGTCCTTCTCCATCAGCATCCTTCTATAAATTCTACGATTCTACTGCTGCCGCAAACTATAATGCCAATACTGCTATGTCATTGGTTAGAAGTAGTTTAGACATTATTATGAATCAACTAAGCGATAATGAATATTATACAAATATTACAGAAAATAATGCCTTACCTACATTAACCAAAGTTTACGGCGAACGTGATATCCCAGTTGGTATTACTGCAGAATTGGTTCAATCTGATTATTTGTATTCCATTGACACTGATGCATCTGCAGAACTTCAGAAAATAACTCTTAATGAAGCAAAGGTTGCTAAAGTTTATAAGAGATTCCGTATTGATGGAGCTATTACGGATGGTCCATTCACAATGAATGAATCCGTTTCCAAACAGGGAGATTCTTCAATAACTGGTACAGTTTATGGATTCTATGAAGATGCAAATTATAAGTATCTCGATGTTGCTGTGACGGCAGGAACATGGCAAGTTACTGATACGATTGTTGGTGCTACGAACTCCACAACAGCGCAAATTAGTGCTATTGAAAATAGATTGCATGTAATTGATGTAAAAGGTACTTTTGAAGAAAATATTTCTTTCAAGGGATACACAAGTACAGAAACTGCTGAACCAGTTTCTTTCTCACAAAATACTGCTGCTGTTCTTGATAATACTGGAGGAACTCTTACTATTGATACAGAAACAATCAACGGATTCTTTGAAAAAACATCAGTTCTTTATCCTAGTTCTTCTAGAGAATTCTTGGATGTTGATAAATATGCTGGTTTGGACATAAATGTTGGTGACTCCATAGCGTCAACTGGTCATGTGAGATTGACTGTTACCGTTGATTCTAATGTAAATAATTTTACTGTTGGTAATAGACTTTATAGAGTTATCAATCAAGGTCGAGATGAAAATAATTATGGTATTATTTCTGAACTTGATCTTGATAATAATTACATTTATTATGTTCCTGTTCAGGGAACTATTGGATCTACTGATACTGTAGCTGATTACAGTTCTACAAATACAGTTCAAGTTGGATTGGCAACATCTTCTGCTAAGAGCACAATTTCTGGTGCAGCATCTGCTCGCATTCAGGATATTCAAGATGTTGGATTAAGAAAGAGACTATATCTGTCAAGTGTTGTTGGAACATTTACATCACGAGATGGTATCAGAGGTCCAAATGATTATCAATCGGTCGTTATTACTAGAAAAGAGTTAAAGGGAAGAACTAGCAGATTCTTTAAAGGATTTGATGGCACTCAAACCACATTTGATCTTACTATTGGTAATGGTACACAGTATCTACCCGATCCAGATGGTCACATGATGATATTTGTGAACGGTATTCTTCAACCACCTGGTGCTTCTTCCGCATATACTGCATTCTCGGATAAAATTCAATTCAGTGAACCACCTGAACTGGGTGCCTCTTTTACGGGATTCTATCTCGGTAAACTAAGGCAATTGGATGATATTGGATTTGAGTTTGATTCTCTTCGTCAATCTTTTAACCTGAAGCGTAATGATGTATTCTATTCGCTTACTCTCACTGATGGTGTTCAATCAAGCAGTATTCTCCCCGAAAATAATATTATTGTTTCAATCAATGGTGTTCTTCAAGAACCTGGAGTTGGTTTTGAAATCGTTGGTTCGAGAATTATATTCTCAGAAGTTCCTAGATTTGGATCCACATTTGTGGCATTCTCTTATGTTGGTTCTGAAGCAGACGTTGATTCTGATGAAGTCGTTCCTCCAATCGAATCGGGTGATTTTATTGATATTCAAGGTGAAGTTAGCGATCGTGAAGTTGCTGTTATCGAATCTTCAAATTCTTTAATCACTTTTGACTATCTTGGATCGGTTTTTGGACAAGATGCAAATGCTTCTGCTAATCTGACAAGTGGTTTTATTGAGAGAGTTAGTGTAACATCTGGTGGATCTGGTTATACATCTAGACCTTCGGTAAGACTTGATTCTATCTCTGGTTTTGACGGTCGAGTTAAGGCACTTGTAGGTGTTGCTGGAGTAACAATCACTAACGCTGGTTCTGGATATGAAAATCCTGAAGTTGATGTAGAAACAACTGTTCCTGATGATTGGACTGCACCAGATCTCAGTCAATATGGTGAGGAATTGATTGATCCAGAGATCCTATAAATAACTAAAAAATGTAGCGAGTAATGGCTAAACAATCCCTAAACATTGGTACTTCCGCTAATGATAATACAGGTGATACTCTGAGAAGTGGTGGTGATAAGATTAATGATAATTTTGATGAATTATATACTGCTCTAGGCAATAACACTTCTCTTAGTATATCTCTTGCAAATCCAGCCACAGGGCAGGTATTGAAGTATAACGGCAGCAGTTTTGTTGCTGATAATTATAATGCATTGACTTCTGCATTAGATGTTGCTGGAAATAATATTATTTCATCATCAAATGGTAACATCAGTATTGTTCCAAATGGAACTGGGGATGTTCTTATTACTGCAGGATCTCAAACTGCTACTTTTGATGGTGCTACAGGAAATTTAGATATTGGATCTACAATTTCTTACAAGAATGAATATACTGCTCTTGGTAATGCACCCGCTGCAGCAAGCTATCCTGGATATTTCTTCACTGTAGATGGTGATGACAAACCATATGTAAATATTAATATTACTGCAGGTGGTGTTGGTGACACTAGAGCGGCATTGCTCACTCAGTATTCTAGTATTGATGCTCTGTCTGACGTAGATACAACAACTGCTGCCCCCACAGCAAACCAAGTTCTTAAGTGGAACGGAACTAACTGGACACCCGCCGATGATGGTGGTAGTGAAGGTGGCGCTACGCAAAACTTGTTTGCTACTGTTTCTGGAGATACTGGATCAACGACAGCAAACTCTGTTACTGATACTCTGACAATTGCTGGTGGAAATGATATCGTAACTTCTGTTTCTGGTGATACAGTCACAGTTGCATTTAATGGAACTTTAATTACAACTTTTGCAGCGTTAACTGATACTGATGTTCCTTCTATTACTCAAGGGGATTCTTTATATTGGAATGGTACTGATTGGGTTGTAACTCGCAGTCCAATGACTTGGTGGGATATTGGTAATAATGCTTCAAATCATTTTACATTTAGTGGTCCTGGTTTTTCTGCTCCTACTGATGATCCAACTCTTTATGTTATGAGGGGTATGACATACGCATTTGATAACACTGCAAATGGTGCTAATCACCCTTTCAGAATTCAAAGTAGTGCTGGTCTTTCTGGGACTCCATATACTACAGGGCAATCTGGTAGTGGAACAAGCATACTTTATTGGACTGTTCCTATGGATTCTCCCAATACTCTTTATTATCAATGCACTATTCATTCATTGATGAATGGTACTATCAACGTATTAAACTGATATAAATGACTAGACAAGTTCCTGGATCGGGTGCCGTTATTAAACCAATTTTCGATGCGACTTTTGGTGTCCGTGCTATACGAGTAGTTGATGGTGGTACGGGATATGATCCTGCAGATCCACCTAGATTAACAGTAACTGGTTGTGGTACTCCCGATCAGGAAGCACTGTTATATCCAATTATTGATTCTGAATCTGGAAAAATTATTCATGTCCGTGTTCTTGAAAGAGGTCGTGGATATGATCCATTACGTTTACAATTTTTTCCAGAACAAGAAACTCCTACGGTAGTAAATTCTTTTGATATCAATAGAATTTGGCAAACACATCCAAATTCGCCCACATCAGGTTCGTTTACTGGAACTACAGATAGACTTCGTATACAATCAGACAATCACCCCAAACCTGTATGGACGCAGGCAGAAGCAGCACCTGGTGGTGGACCTCTTATAGATAGAAATTTTGATCAGACATTTATCTATAGAGGTGGCAAAGATGTTCCCAATCCTGGAACTAGAGCAGAACAAAATAATAAAGTTCTTGGAATTTTAGCAAACGGAGGTCTTTTACATACTCCAGAGTGGGGCACTACTGGAAATGCACCTACCAATTTTGCTATTGATTCGGTAAAGTACGATTACGTAAAAACTAATACTTCATATGATACTGTCACTGATAGTAATATTCAGTATTATCATACAAGTAAAACATTAGATGAATTTAAATTAACAAATGGCGTATTTGAGTGGGGTAAGTTTAGGGAGTTCATTTGGAATGTAAAGGTCGAAAATGGAAATGTAGTTTTAAATGTTGAGAATGTTGACGAGACTTTAGGAACAATTTCTGTAGGTAGAACTATCGACGAAATTGGTGGAAATGGTACGGGTGAGATATCTAAAGTTGTTAGGAATGAATCTAATGTCGTAACTAGAATTTATTTAAGAGAAGTATTATCGGGATCATCATTCTCCGAAAATGATAGATGTTTGGGATCGACAGGATTTACATTTACCATTGCAGATCCACCAACAACATTTAATGCATATTATATTGATTTTGGTACTGATGCTGCAAAATTTGGTAATTTTACACCAGGAACATTTTATTTTGCTCCAGAAAATATTACAGTAAAAAGAAATTATCTAATTAAATTTAATCAGTCTGATTCTACTAACAATAATCATCCGATTAGATTCAGTACAACTGCTGACGGCACTCACAACGAAAATCCTGGTACTCTTTACTATACGAGTACTG